AAAGCAGGTGGGCCTATAAACCAGGATCTCGGACACAAGGCCGTGATCAGTAAACTGCCCTCAATGGGGGCGGATGGCTGTTGGACAATAACCCTAAACCTTTAAGTCCAATGTACACTCGGGGGGGCCCCGTTCCATAAGAACGAGGCAGTGAATAATGCGTAAATAAATAACAAAGTACGTGTAAAGAGCGACTAAACCCTATTGGCTGGGGCACGATAGCGAGAGGGAGTAAATTTCGACGTAGGTATGTTGAAAGACACGTGAGCCTGGTGAGAGATCTCTACAGCGGCAGCGAGAGCCGGAGTCATTTCACCGACATCAGCAGCCCAGCGAAGTTGCTCATCGTAAGAGAGCCAGACAGAGGGATCATTAACCCCGTCGGAATAGAGGATCTGACCACGATGGACCATTGTCGGAGCGTCTATATGCAGGCGATGACCACCAAACATAAAGCCACAAAACTCCCCAACATCGCGCACGCTCACCTTCTCAATAAAATTGAGACCAAATCGACCGGGTGATGTGTACTCGAACAAGCCGCAATAGATGGAATCATCACCGCAGAAAGCGCACACAATCGAACATGGCGCAGTGTAATCGCGGGAATCCAGGTGTCGAACGGAAGGAATGGAGGAACAACAACCGCTGATCATCATATTGCCGATGGTGTTGTTGAGAAGCGTGAACCGATCGCCAGACATCTGCATCTCAGGTAGCGGCCCAAAGAAGGTGCGAGGATGGGATCGATCGTAGGCAAACTTGTCGGCGACGTTGACAGGCACGCCCCATCCAAGGTAAACGGTACGGTATGCCGAAGTGAAATTGGCATCAACCCCCGTATCCCACCCAGTGTAATCAACATAGGTAACGCGAGAGGAAGGGTCCCAATGACGGCGATACCAGCGGTCCATCTGAGCCGGACTCATACGAGACGAGAACAGCACGCCCTTGCGCAAATGCTCGATCAACATGTACTCGCAATACAGAGCCCAAACCGCCCAGTACATGTGGTGGTGCGGCGACATGTTGGCTATCATCTGGAACTTGGTGGCATTGGACGTGCGTTTGGGCAACTTCTTCACGCGTTGGCTCTTGGCGAAAACGTCAACCCACTCGTACGGAGTGTCCAGAGGCGAAGCCTCGACACGAGCAGCGAGTCCAGCCTTCGTGCGGCCGCCAGCCCAAGAACGAAGGTAGTTCTTCTGGGCACGCTCGAAAAGGTCGGCACGGAAACCGCCGGAGCCCGGACGCGCGAACTTGTAGAACCCATCGAGCAAGGTACGAGATGTCTGAGGGACCTTATGCATCGGGGCAGGCTTGGCCTTCTTAAACCGTTCCTCGATGGACATCTTAACACTGGGAGCGTCTCGAGCCGTGTGGTGTAACCCCAAC